GTAGAACAAGCTTACCTTGCACTAAGAGATAAAATCCGGGAGATTGTATCAGATAATAACCTAACAATGGAATAATATGAATTTTAAAACAACAATTTGTGTACTTACACCAGAAGGATATTTTGAAGAAGATGGTATAACTATAGATTTACCTGTTGTACTTCAAGAAGGTACAGTATTAAGATTAACTCAAGATCAATTACTACTTCTTGAAGCAAAAGCTAAAGCTTCAAAAAATAAAAATGAATATCTCACATATTGGAATGATAAAGGTGATGAATACAAAAGTAGGGATATAAATGACTTATTTTTTTGTGATCATATTTATGTTTTATATGTAAATTATTATACTTATGATAATAGTGTATTAATAGTATTACATTTTGATAGATCCCTTAATATTTAAATCAGAATAGTATGTCTTTAGTAGAAAAAGTTACTAGGAAGTCTATGGTTATTAGACCTTCCGGAAGATCAACGGACTTTATCAGTCCATCTTTTATACATGGCTGTGCATACCAATGCACATATTGTTACATGAAGAGACACAAACCGGAAGGATGGTCTATTGCTACAAACACTTTAGATATCCTGACAGAGATTAATTCACATGCATTTTTTGCAACAGTAGATAAACCTAATCAAACACATCCTGATTACATTACTTATGACATTGGATGTAATACTGATGTAGCTTTACATGCTAAAGATATGAATTGGAAAAGAATATTTGAGTTTTTCCGGGATCATCCACTTGCTATGGGTTCATTTGCTACTAAGTATGTAAATAAGGATCTTTTAGATTTTAATCCAGAGGGTAAGATTAGAATAAGGTTTAGTCTTATGCCGGAAAAGTGGAGAAAGATTCTTGAACCTAATACAAGTGAGATTAATTTAAGATTAAATGCAGTACCTAGATTTCTTGATGCTGGATATGAAGTTCATTTAAATTTTAGTCCGGTCATAGTTCATGATCTTTGGCTTACAGAGTATGAATTTTTATTTGATTTAGTTAGTAAACATGCTAATATAAATAGATGGGATACTAATGCAGTTAAAGCTGAAGTAATATTCTTGACTCATAATGAAGAAAAACATAAATATAATCTAGCACAGAGACTCACAGGTGAGCATCTGTTATGGGTACCTAAAATACAGGAAAGGAAAGTATCACAGTATGGTGGAGAAAACATTAGGTATGAACATAATAGAAAAGCTGATTATATCAAACAGTTTGTTAAGCTTCATGATGAGATAATTCCTTGGAATACAATAAGATATATTTTTTAATTATGATTAAAATATTAGAACCAAATATTCAAACACTTGTACATAATATCTGTCTTGAGCATTCTGAAGTATGCAAAGCAGCAGATAGTAATATGGGATATCTATGGTATATGTTTACACATGGGTCAAAAGCCGGGCAATACAAACCATTTATATTCTTGGCAGAAATTAACCTTTTGGTTAAAATGGAATTATTATTTCAGGAAGAAAGAGATAGACTTATTGAAATGATAAGTTCTGAAGATAAAGACAATATGTATTTAGTAGGCTTGTCTATACTGCAGTTAAGAGACCAAAGAATTAAAACTTATGGTAATTATACAGCAGATAATGATGCTTACAAGGGTATTGAATATCTGACAGATGTTATTAGTCCGGAATTATTTATTGGTAAATAGATTTAAAAAAAGAAAGATGACAGAACAAGATCTGATAAATGAAGGCTTTGAAAAAGTAATAATAACAGATGATGAAAGCCAGAATGGTTTTGATTATTATTATTACCAAAAAGAAGTTTGTGAGAATATAGTACTTCATAGTACAGATAATGTAGATGTGGTAGATGACAAATGGCAGTTAAGAACATTTGATATCCCCGCAATACTTATATCTGAACTAGGACACTACAAAGAGTTTATGGAATTAATGAGTAATATAGTTTGTTAATTATGTTTAGTGGAAAATTTATAAAGAAAGATGGCAAGATTACTTATGCAACTCCGCATGATAAGCTTGCCTATGAAATTTTTGTAGAAAAAATACAAGAAGGACAACTTATTGATATGTATTTGGATTTAGCCAGTGCCGATCATAGCAAAGCACAACTTGCTAAAGTGCATGCATGTATCCGGGAACTAGCTACAGAATCTGGTTATACATTTGATGAAATGAAAATTGTAGTAAAACAAGCTGCAGGGCTTGAAGGTAAGTCTTTTGCTGAGTGCTCAAAAGAGCAAATAATGCTTGCAATTGAGTCTTGTATACAAATTGGTAGAGAAAATTATAATATTAACCTAACTTAGGTTCTACATAACCTTCATCACCAGGTTGAAGAACTTCTTTTTCCTCAATTTGGTTATTATTTTTGGCAGTTTTTTCAATTTCAGCAAGTAATAAAGTAATTGTATAAAAAGATTTTTGAAGATCATCCATATTTTCATATTTATCTTCCATTATCTTTTTAAGATACTCTTCTTTATTCTCTACTTTAATTTGATTAAAAAGATAAAATGATACAGCTTTTACCATTAGGTAATAGTTCTTGTTTACTTTAATATCAAGAACAGCATCATTTTTCATTTCATTTACTTTGATTGCCATAAGATTAATTTTAAATCAAAAATACAAAAAATATGAACCTGGAAGAAATTAAACAAAAAATGTTTGAAAAATTAGAACCTAGTGGTTGGTCCAGAATTTTTAAATCTTTTATATTTAGTTCTGATTTTGATAACATACTTACACAGTTATGGAATCTTAGTCAAGCAGATAAAAGGTTCACTCCTACACTAAAACAATTATTCAGAGCATTTGAAGAATGTCCTTATGAAAAACTCCAATTAGTAATGATGTTGCAGGATCCCTACCCTCAAGTTGGCGTAGCTTCCGGTATTGCACTTAGTTGTGATAACACAGGTAAAGCACAACCTAGTCTACAATTTGTCTTAGATGAAGTAAACAGAACTGTTTACAAAGGACACCCTGGGTCATTAGATGTAGACTTAAAAAGATGGGCTAATCAAGGAGTTCTTATGCTTAATACAGCTCTTACTGTTGAAGTAAATAATATAGGTAGTCATTATCATATATGGAAACCTTTTACTGCATACCTGTTAGATTGGTTGAATAACTATAACCCGGGATTAGTTTATGTATATATGGGTAAGAAAGCTGAAGAATGGTCTTCTCTTACTGCTGATGAGCATAATACTAAATTCTTTGTAAAACATCCGGCAAGTGCAGCATATAATGGGTCTAAATGGGATTCAGATAATTTGTTTGTCAAAATAAAAAAGCATGTAGATATAATTTGGTAGTATGGAAGAGATATTTAATAAGTTAGTAAAAGAGAATTTAACCCCTAATACCTACTATGTTTTACATTGTATTAGAGAGAAAGTAGTACCCAACAATTTTGTCAATAAAGAATTAGAATGCAAAAGACTGCAAAAAGATCAATGGCTTACAGAAAGTTTGCAACTTACCAGTAAAAGTATTATCTTTATGGATGAAATAAATGGTTACTTCAAGAGGAGTAAAAAGAAAACATCTAAAGATTTAATGGGGTCAGATTTCTTAGTTAAGATACAGGAATATGTTGATATATTTCCTAATAGAAAGCTTGGCTCTGGTAAATATGCAAAAGTTAATGTAAAGAACCTTGAACCTGCATTTAGATGGTTCTTTGAGAACTATGACTTTGAATGGGAAACCATCATTAAAGCTACAGAAAAATATGTTGATGAATACAGTGTCAGAAACTATGACTATATGAGAACCTCTCAGTATTTTATAAGAAGGCAGAATATAGATAAGACCTGGGAATCTGATTTAGCAACATACTGTGAAATAATAAATTCAAATCCTGATGGAGAGGGGGATGTTTATTTTAAGGAGAGGATTGTATGACAAAATTAAAATTAATGGTACTTGCAGTAATTGGAAGTATAATGGGATATGTAATAGTTACAAATTTTATTCAGGAGATGCCCTTTTGGAAATACTTTGTAATTGAGTTATGTATTACATTTTTTCATGAACTGTATAACCAAGCAAAGAAAACTTTAAATCCAGCATAAATTATGGCAGAATTATTTAATGGTGCAAAACCACTTTTACCAGTTAGTGAACGTGATGGTATACACAAGGCTATCAATAAGATTAAAGCAAGAAGAAAGGGTGAGATCAAGTCACTGAAAAGTGGTTGGCCCAAGTTTAATGATGCCTTTTGTGATGGATTAGAATGGAGAACTATCACTATTGTTGGTGCTAGGCCGGGAACCGGTAAAACTTTATTCATGGAACAATTGATTAGTGACATAATAGAAAACAATCAAGACCAAGAATTTAGAATACTTAAGTTCCAAATGGAAATGGTTGATGAAACCAGTGGTGTAAGAAAATTGAGTCTGAATACAGGTGCTGATTACAATACATTAATGAGTAAGGATGGAATCCTTGTTGATGAGAAGATCTATTATAAGTGTGTAGAGTTCTATAACAAAACTGCAAGTATGGACTTAATAAATGTTGTCTATGATGCATGTACTATTGATGAAATGTGTGCTACAATCCATTATGAAATGGAAAGACACAAGAAAGCAGATGGTACATATACTAACTTGCTAGTTGGTATAGATCACTCAGCTCTATTTAGAGTAGGTAAAGGACAAAAAGATAAGTTTGAGATGCTTAATGCTCTGGGTGAGGCCCTAACTATGATGAAAAAAAGATATCCTATTGCTTTCCTTGTACTTAGTCAGTTAAATAGAAATATAGATTCTCCTGAGAGACAAAGAGATGGAGAGTATGGAAATTATGTATTAGATTCTGATATATATGGTTCTGATGCACTATTACAACATGCTGATGTGGTAATGGGTATAAATAAACCTTCTCTAAGAAAGATAAGACAGTATGGTCCTGAGAGATTTATTATTAATGATGAAGACATTCTAGTCTTTCATTTTCTTAAATCTAGAAATGGTACCACAAGGATAAGCTTCTTTAAGCTTGATAGAACAACCATGAGAATTGTTGAGATTGATACCCCAGCACAAGCAACAAAAAAAGTATCCATTTAATTTTTAATTTATGAATATTAGAAAAGAAAAAGAAAGTGAGTTCTTTACTCACCATCTTGAAACATTTAAAAAATTACAACTATCTGATCCATTTTTTACTATTAAAACTGCATTCTTTCAGAAAGGAAAGTATGGAAGACAAGTGCAGTTCTTTGAATGGGAACTAAAGAAAGGAGAGGATATTTACATTGAGTTCTATGACAAAGTGGTAAATTCTGCAAATGAACTTGTAGATATTGCACCAATGAATGAAGATAGAGCTTTGTTTAAGTATAAGAGTAATCCATTTTATGCTGAAGAGTATGAAACTAAAGAAGGCACAAATGCAAATGGAGAACCTTATATTATGTATACAGTTCCTGTCAATGAGTTAATAGTAATTACTCCGGACGGTCAGGAAATTACTCATGCTCTTTATGAAAAGAGAAAAGCTGAGGCTGAGAAAGATCCATTACCAAAGT